ACGAACTGTGCCAGCTAGCTGTCTATCTTGTTGATATGCTTGCTTAACCTCTGCGTCAAAAATGGTAACAAAACTTGTACTAATAGATGTACTCATAATATCACTCCATAAAATTAATTAAAAATTTTACGCTAGAAGTTGTCCATCATGGGCTTCAAACTTGTAGGTAACGCCTACCACGTGTCATTTGACATTCAAGGGCAGCGTACTGTTATCCTTACTGTGTATTCTATAATGTAATTGTAGTAATTTGCAACTAAATTATATAATCAGTATCAGGGTTGTCAGGGAATCTTTGTTTAAACATTTTCTGAACTTTATTTCTATACTGAACATCTGTTTTATATTCGGGTTTCCCCACCATCTCATACAATTCTTCTTTAGTTGGTAAACCCTCAGCTGTTGGTTCTGCAATAGGTACTGCTCCCTCTCCATAAAACCTTCTAAGTTTTTGCAATGCTCTTACCCCGTCTGCACTATTCCCAGTTGCTTTAAATGCTTCTAACTCAGTTTCATTTAGAACGCCTTTTTTAAATAAACCATCCGCCCATTGAGCTGTAGATTTAATAATTGCATCGGCGTTTGGTCCTAGTTTATTTTTTTCTTCTTTAATGTCTATATTGTACTGCTCAAACTCAGCTGCCTGATTATCAATATAATCTCCCGCTAATTTTTCAAATGCAGCTTGGCTAACCCCATGCTCTTTAGCCCAATCCTGAACTTTATTTAATAAAGGGTCTTCACTATCAACTCCTTTTTCTGTAGCAAATTTAATATCATATCCCTCTTTAGGGGTTTTATGTTTCCCTTGTGAGAAGTTTTTTTCTAGTTCTTTATAAGAATTAACTAATCCCTCAACATCTGGACCATCTTTTTCATTCCAGAATTTTTCAGGGAAGTAGTCTGGTTTCTCAAGACTAGTTTCTTCCTTTGTTGTTTCTGCGTCTAATGGGTCATTTGTTTCAGCTAAAACATTCTCAATAACCTCTGGGTTAGCATCTTTCTCAGCTTGTTCCTCATCGGCTATTTCTTGTAATGGTTCATCTAATAAATTTTCTTGTGTTTCTTCACTCATCCCCTTGCCCTCTCTATGCGTTTTTGGATTTCTCTGATAATGGAATTTTGTCCTTCACGACAATAGCCGTATGACGCTGATTCCCCTGGTATAAAACTTGGTTGTTCAATAGTAATAGCTCGCAAATGCTCTAATACTTTTTGCCCTTCCACAGTTGTAAAAACTTTATAATATAAACCGTTAATTTCTTTTGGATCAATATATTCTGGTTTATCTAATATTTGTTCTTCGTCTAAGATTAATTCATCCCAACTCATTCTCCCTCCTCAGTTGGTGGTTCTTCTGGTGTTTGTGTTTGTTGTTGTGCTTGTTGTTGTTGCAGTTGTTGTTCTGCTATCATTTGCGTTTGTTGTATTATCATCGCACGCTCTTGTGGGCTATTGCGTAATGCTGCTGGCACCCCTAATTTTTCAGCAATATAATCTGTCATCTCCCCAATTTTTAATGTGGTCGCACCCTCTGGCCCTAACTGTGCTACGATTTGTGCAAACTGCACAACATTGTTGACATCACCAGCATTTTGTGACATAGCAATCGGACTAACTGGAGTAATTTTTACCTCTAAACCATTGATTCTTAAAGGTAAATCTATTAATCCTTGTTGGTCCATAATGACTAAAGTACGTTGAATAATAGGAGTCATCACTTCTGTTATTAACCTACCAAAAGCACTACCTAAATTCTGTGCTAGTTCTTGAATACGTTGTTGTATTTCTGTAGCGCTACGAGCTGACATATCATCTCTTGGTAAAGATTCATCTAATAATATCTTTTTAATTGACATTACTAATTGGTCTATAACTATTTGAGATAATTGTGGGTCGCCACTACGCTGTAATGGTCTTAATGATTCTCCTTGTGGTCCGCCATTTCTAGCAACTGGAATAATGGCACCAGGTTTTAACACCATGGTATTTGGGTTTAACACACCATCATCAGCTGCGGTATACACCCCAGCAATCGCTAAGGATGCGTTTTTCAATAATAATTCTTTTACCTTATTAAGAGTTTTTATGTCAGGTATAGCCACAGTTAATGGTCCACGACCATACACTTCTCCCGCTGCTTTCATATATCTTGACACTACCCAAGGAGATGAGTTTAATTTTCTGTCTACTAACTTATATTTTTCTTTTTCATAAATAACACAATAATAATAATATCCTGTTTCTAAATCTTTAATAGTAGATTCTAATAAATCTATTTCTTTAGTTGGTGTTTCTTGAACACATTTAGATAATGTTTGGTTTAACTTAGCATCAGGGTACATAATTTGTATTTGCTCTGCTCTACATCTTATCTTACGATATATGTTTTCTACTTGACCATGACTACCTTCTTCTAAACAAACCAAATACATTGGAATTGCAGTAAATCTAATAGGAGTGTTTTCATCGCCTGGTTGTATTAACATCACCCCTGTCCCTACACATAAGTCTAATAAAAATTCGCCCATCGCTAAATCAAAATTAGAGTTACGTATAACACTAAACATTTTATCTGAGTACATTTCTAATACTTTAGTTACATCTTGTTGTGCTTCTTCTGGGATGTCATTACCTGGTTCTAACTTACACCAATTAGTTTGTGGTGGAAATAATCCTGATTGTATTCTGTTGGCAAATTTTTGTGTGGAATCTATAGCTGTTGAATCAAAAACATCTGGCATTTTGTTTTGTCCAGAAACCCCACCCTCATAATAACCCTCATATAAATTACGGTTAGGTAATGCAAAACGATAACAGTCTTCATAAATTGATTGCCAATTATCTTTTTTAGCTTTTGCACTTTTGTATCTCTGTATAATTTGATTAACTGGTATTTTTGCCATTAATATTTACTCGTAAATTGAAAACCTAATTGTGAGGTTTCTTTATTTTTACTTCCATGTACAGTAATAGAAGTGTCTGGATCAAGCTCTTTTGTAAAACTAGCCCTTAACCTTGTGTCTGGATCAGTTCCGCCTTCTTTATGACGATACGTTGTTATTCCAACAGACCCTTTTGCATTTCCAAAAAGAGGAATTTCTGACATAATATCTGCTTCAAATTCATAATAATCAGAAGTTTGTCTAATATTTCCCAGAACTGAATAATCTATATTACCATCCCCGCCCGCAACACTTTGTCTTGCAAACCTTTCTTTATCCATTACGCCCTTATGATATTGTTCCATTTGTGCTGGATTGGCATTAACTAATTTGCTTAAATTATCTTGGG